ACATTTGTCAATTTTTGTGATATAAATAGATATAGAGACTGACTATTTTGGTCAAGTATTATTAGGAGATATATCATGAGAAATAAAGGACCGCGCAGGACCATACAAGTTTGGGGTGTACAGCTTGATGATGGAACAAAGATCGATGCTGGAGACAAGTGGGAAGATGGCCGCAAGATCGTGTCTGTGTATAATCTAGGTGGTAAAGACGGTAGAGGATATAAGATGGTGTTCGGTGACAACTCTTCTATTGTAAAGGAAGCTAATGTTGTTCTGGCCAACCCTAGATTCAACTAATCATGACTAAGGAAAGCAGGAATGCTATAAGTGTTGGTAGCATAATGGCAACACAACACCATACATTCCGTGAAAGTGAGTATGAGAGTATCCGGGTGATCTCACTACATCTACTAAATAATGATGTGGTGAGTGTGCCTAAGACTTCATGTAAGGGTATTTGTCGTTTGAGTCCCTCCCAACATTGTGTAGGTTGTGGGAGGCATATAAGTGAAATGGAGTAGTAATGAAACTAGCCATCCGTCAAATCGAGAATGTTGTCTCATTAGAGTCGATGTTGAACGATAGATTGTGCCAGTTGCTGGTGAAACCCCTCCATATTGTGGATGTCGTGGAAGTGGACAGTCTTGATGAGACGGTACGCGGATCAGGTGGTTACGGAAGCACGGGGTGAGATTGTTTACAAATGATAAATAATGTTGTATAATAATCAATATCATCATTTTAATAAAAGGAAAAATATGAATAAGACTATTTTAAGTGCGGCAATCATTGCTGCTTCTTTCGGCGCAAATGCTGTAGGTGTTAATGGATCAGTGGAATATGTTATGTCCAGTGACAACGGCGTGTTGGACATCAAGACAGATGACACATTTGTATCATTCACTGATAGTGAGAGTTTAGGTGAAGGTGTAAGTGCGTACACTGTACTCTCTGCTGATGTTGACTCAGAGGCGGGAACAGCAGTAACAACTCGTGATGCTCTAGTAGGCATCAAAGCTGGAGGCGTGAATGTAGCAGTGGGCCGTATGGCTAATGTTCAGAAGGATCTCAGTGGAGCAACTGTAGATATTTTTGAAGGTAATGGCCAAGCATTGGCTGGAGCTGCTCGCGTAAACAACTCTATTAAAGCAGAGTTGGATATGGGTAAGGTTACATTGATGGGCGGTGCTGTTGTTGAAGGATCTACTGGAGAGGACAAAGCAGACTCTTATGAGATTGGTGCTATGACTGATTTAGGTGATGTCCGAGTTGGTGGTGTATACACTGAAGATCTCACCACTAATGTCGCATCTAAGGTGGTGGCAGGATCAACAGTAGTTGGTGGCGCAACTGTTGGAGCATCATTTGAGCGGGCTGTTGTTGATACCGTGAATGTTGTTGCTTCTATTGATGTCGGAGCAAACACTATTAAGGCTGGCTATGCTGATGTTGAAGCAGGCGCTGATATTGTGACACTTGAAGGTGTTCATAACTACTCGAATCGCACATCTGCTTATGTGAACGTTCAGAGTGATAGCACTGCGGCCAATGAAGTATATCAGGTTGGTTTGAAGCACACATTTTAATTGACATTTTTAGCCCGGAGCAGGAATAAGATTCTTCCGGGCCCTTTTTATGAGGAATATATTATGCCAGCAGTAAAACAGGATTTTATTGGTAAGAGATGTAAACTAGCGTTACACTCAGCAGGACAAACAGGTATCACTAAAGAAGTGTTGCCACTAAGACATGCCGCAGGTGTGTTGACATATGAAGACAAGGGACGCATCTTCCACACAACACTGCCTTATGTGATTGAAGAGCTGCCAGAACCAGAGAAGGTTTAATGGATATCATCACCACACAAGTTCAAGTGACTCATGTTCCTACAGGTGAAACCATCACTGTGAATGATGCTCATGATTCAATTAATATGTGGGATCACGAGTGTCCAGTAGATGGTTCTATATCAGTGGGTAAGGGTGAGGAATGTAACTGGTGTGGTGCTACGGAAGATAAATAGCTGTGAAAGAGCGTAAACTGATGTTTGGAAGGTAGACAACACGCGGGTTCGACCCCCGCCTCCTCCACCATAAGTGTTATTACTGCGATGAACGGTAAAATAGCATTTATGATGGGGGTGAATTGGAATCGACTGATATTGGAAGGATATTGGCGCTAGGTAATGTGAAAGCCTTAATAGACACACTTAAAGTAATTGCAAATGACAACTACTACCGAATGGCGGCCTAGAGCCCTATTCTAAGGTTCTTTCCAGTTCCACCTTATCATCAAACGGAACTGGAACCTAATTCAAAAACGGTGGGTTAAAGGATCACAGGAACGATCTAAAGGTAAGGGAATCCCATAAAACTTCATCCCCTAGTGAGTTTACCGTGCTCACAAGAACATAACCAACACAGGGTTGGTTGTGATTTAACGGGATGCTTCAGGGTCCCATAATACAGGAGTACAATTATGTACAGTAACGACATCGAGCGTTTTTTCAACTCAACACTTGGCTTCCATTCAATCATTCGAGCAATGAATGAAACTGATTCTCAACAGAAGTTTCCACCAGCCAACATCTCATCATATGAAGATGATGGGGGTAAAGCGATCATTCGAGTAGATCTGGCTCTAGCTGGATGGGCAATTAATGAACTGGACGTGAAGTTTGGTGATAATAAGATTATCGTAGAGGGGACACCTGAGAATCTCGGTGAGATTGAAAATGTCCATTATCACCATAAAGGCATCTCAAAAAGAGCATTCTCTTGGCAACGAGTTGTTCCCGCTAATAATGTGATTAATGATGTTGTGTTTGATAATGGCATCTTAACGATTTTCATCTCAGTGGTTGTTCCGAAGAGTCAGGAAATTCGGGAAGTCTCTATTAAACAGATGAAGTGAATGTAAAAGGAAAAGGAGATGTTCACATACATCTCCTTTTTTGATATAATGAATAAATGAGTATGATTGAAGCACTATTAAGAAAAGCAGGGAATTTCTTCCACATAATGAGCAATAAGATGTATGACATTGCTGACGCGTTAGATTTCTCTAAAGATGAACATGAAGACATTGAAAGGAATATATAATGAGTGAAGCACTACAAACAACCAATCCAGAGGATCTTAAAAAGATCAATAGCGGCCTTGAAGCAATGTCTGTGGAGATGACGAAGATTGATCTCCATAGAGAGACTATCAAAGAAACTGTGAACTTTCTCCATGAAGAGTTCTCTATCCCTAAGAACATCATTAGGCGCCTTGCTAAAGTCACCCACGCCAAGACATTTTTAGAAGAACAAGCTCAAGATGAGGCATTCGTTGAAGCATATGAGACATTAGCAACGGTGGATAATCGCCTAACTGATGGTTCTTGATTTACCTCATCTGGAGTGTATAACAGGCGCACATAGACGCTATTATATCACTCCAGACGGACAAGAGCTGGATTCAGTCACCACTTGTATTGGATATGATAAGTCTGGCCTAGATGATTGGAAGAAGCGTGTTGGTGAAGAGAACGCTAAACAGATAGGTGAAGAGGCTGCCAACTTCGGCACTAAGATCCATGATATGACAGAGAATTATCTGTTGGATCGACCTGTTGAGCGAAATGATGTGTATAAGACATTTGTTCTGTTGAAGTGGAAGTTGGATCAAATAGGTGAGATTATTGGTCTAGAAACCCCATTATACTCTTTAGGGATGAAGCTTGCTGGTCGTGTTGATTGTGTGGGTGAATATAAGGGTGAGATGGCAATCATCGATTTCAAGACGAGTAGACGCATCAAAAAAGAGGAATGGATCATTGACTATTGGCTTCAGACAACTGCGTATTCCTTGATGATCGAGGAACTCACTGGCATCAAAATTGAGAAGCTTGTGATATTGATGGTGTCAAGGGATAATGATGTGAAGGAATTCATATCACACAGAAGTAAGTGGTTAGAGCCGTTGAGACAGCGGATATTAGATTATAGAGCATGGAGGGATGGAAATGGTGTCACCTAGACAAACTAACTTTGCGAAGAGGGTGGAAACACTTGTTCAAACAGATGGTATATCGTATATGCAAGCGGTGGCATATGTGGTTGATGATATGTCAATAGAGCCGTCAACGGTTAATAGATATATTGATGATGGATTGAAACATAGGATTTCTAGATGTTGTGCTAAAAATAAGACCATCAAACACCACTCTGAGTTTGAAGAACCACCGAAACTATATGAATGAATTCAACACAATATCTGAAAACCTTTAAGGCCATTAGATTTCACTTTTCACAGGACTATGATATTCAGAAATATGGTATATCTGGTATCAAGGTCAGTAAAAAGGAATATGATAAGTATAATCGGTTCATAAATAAAGCCCTGAACACATTCAAACCAGATGAGTTCATTGAGTATATTGTCTCAAATATAGTTTATGGTACACCATTCGATGACATTATTAAAATGAATATGACCACATATAGAAAGTGGAAGAGTGTTATGAATAGGTTACAAACAGTGGTTGAAGATGATATAATAGACATACGGGATGAGTTTTTAAGACCTAACAATCTATTGATGAGTGATCTGTTTAAGTGCCAAAACGGTGAGCATCCATATATTTTTAAGATGTATCTATCTGAAGATATCCATAAGGAGACGTTAGTTGTTTTGAATGGAATGCTGTCTCTATTTGATAAATTCGACAAATGTATGGATGATTTTATCTGGAGAGACGAAAGAGATGTGTTGATTAAATACTCATCATTTATAAATTACAATAAACAAGATATGATGAAGAGGATATATAATGTCTTACAAGATGTTGAATGATGATAGTGATACGATTAGCGGTAAAGAGCTGAATCAAATCACTAAAGTCGCCTATAGACCTGAAAAGAATAAGGACTGTTTAGTAGTGTGGCAAAGTATTGGTGATGTGTTATTTGAGCGGTCATATTACTACTCGAATTATGATGATGCTAAAGAAGATTTTATGAACATTAAGACAAATGTTGAAATGATGGTTAAATCGTCATTACTTAAAACAGAAGGAAACTAAATATGGAACCAAATAAGCTGATCCTCAATGAAGATCCAACAATCACTAATATTTTTGATAGTCCTAGTGATCACCATGATGTATCGCTAACATCTAAAATGGAAGCTTCTGCGGGAGTCACTAATAACACCGTCAACGCTCACAATCCTATTGTTGATGCTATCAATAAACTTCACTCAGATCATTTGAGTATGTTGGAGGATGCTTTATATACCATCGACACTATTTTAGGTAAAAATGAGCATGTATAAATAATGATGTCTAGTAGATTGACCATGCGATACTACTAGATATAACTTAAAAATCATGGAAAATCGACTAAAAGGAATATATTATGTCAAAAAGTAGTGCCTTCGCGCGTTTAAAGAAGAAACGTACTAATGTCTCTGAGTTAGCATCCAAGTTAGAGAGTGCCAGTGGTAAAAAGTCTTATGGTGATGACCGCTTCTGGAAGCTCCATAAGGAACAGTCTGGTATCGGATCTGCTGTAATTCGCCTACTCCCTGCCTCAGAGGGAAATGATACCCCATTCATTAAAAAATATTCACACGGCTTCCAAGGTCCTGGTGGTTGGTATATTGATGTTTGTCCAACAACTATCGGCCAAGAGTGTCCAGTATGTGATCATAATAAGGGTGTTGTTGAGAAAGGCGGCGGCTGGGAAGATCTTGATGAGCCTGGGAAGAAGTATGTCCGAGAGCATAAACGCCGTGAGGAGTATAACTTCAATATCCTCGTCCTGAAAGATGACCATAATCCTGATAATGAAGGGAAGAATTTCTTATGGTCGTGTGGTAAGAGTGTCTTCGATATCATCATTTCAGCAATGGATCCAGAGTTCGATGATGAAGATCCATTGAATCCATTTGATATGTGGGAAGGGGCTGACCTCAAATTGAAGTCTCGTAAAGCAGACGGATACATTAAGTATGACAGATCAGGATTTGAGAGTCCAACAGCTCTGTTTGATGGTGATGATGAGAAGCTGGAAGAGTTATATGGTAAACAGTATGATTTGAACGAGTTTGTTGATCCTAACAACTTCAAGGATTACGCATTTTATGAGAGTAAACTGAATACAGCTCTCGGTACAAAGAAGCCTAAACGCACTGTAACTGAGGATTCAGGTGACGATTCTCCAGCACCTAAGCCTGTTAAGAGTGAAAAGGCATCTAAAACAACTGATGCCCCATCAACTTCTACAGATGATGGTGATGACGAAGAGATGATGGCATACTTCTCAGCGATGGCAGAGTCTTAGCCATTGATTAGTTGGGTTCTCCGTGTGACGGTGCGGCATTGATAATGTTTGTGGTGTTACTCGTTGAACCCGACACTGGTTGTTGTGAAGCATATATAGCTTGAACTATTTGTTCCATATATCCTCTATTCTCACGAATA